TTAACGCCTTCAATATCATGCGCTCCAACAAACCAATCATATTCTTCAATTGGAGTAACATCCTGATCTCTATCATAGAGGCACACAATGTGAGTACCACCCCAATCATCATCAACTTGCAAACGCCACTCAACGGTAGAACCATCAAGAAACTTTTTGTATGGCTCACCCAGCGCGTCAACTAGGTCGTGGTATGAGGCGGTGATACGCCCCTTCAGGGATGTACCAGCCACATCGTTAATTCGCTCAATATGCATAGGTTTCTCCTGTGTGTTTAGCTACAAACCTAATATTGCATAAGCATGACTATGTGTCCACTAAAAATACAGGTATAAATTACTATTTGTTGACAGGCTGAGTTGAAATGATAGACTGCGGTGGAAACAGGATCACAGTATGCCGATTTTGAAACCGAGCTACGGCGAGCGAGAAAAAGATTTTATGTCACGTTGCATGGGCGATGATAAAATGGTTTCAGAGTTTCCAAGGCGGAACCAAAGAGCGGCAGTTTGCAAAACAAGCTATCAAGAGGGTTCAAAAATGTCAGATGATGTCATGGTGTCAGATGAGATTGTGGAAGAAGAGGGTGAATTTGAAAGTAAATTCATTCACATGGATCTTAAGGCTTATGGTGATGATGATGAGGATGAAGAAAATAAGGGTAGCTTTTCAGGGTACGGTTCCATATTCGGGAACAAAGATTTAGGCAATGATGTCGTAGAGGCTGGTGCTTTTGCTAAATCATTGAGAAGACGAAAGCCAAAACAAGTAAAGTTGTTGTGGCAACATAAGCAAGATATGCCTATTGGTGTGTTTGATAAAATAACTGAGGATGGTGAGGGGCTTGCGGTTCAGGGCCGTCTTGCGCTTGGCACTCAATTAGGCCGTGATGCTTATGAACTTATGAAGATGGGCGCTCTTGATGGCCTGTCAATTGGTTATAAGGCAGACCCAAACAAACAGGGATATGACAGCCGGAGAAGGCGTCGTATGCTGAAAGAGGTCGATCTTATGGAGATTAGTCTTGTGACTTTTCCGATGAACCCAAAAGCAAGGGTTTCATCAGTCAAGGGAGAGGCATGGACTATAAGGGAGTGGGAAAGATTCCTTCGGGATGAAGGAAGATTGAGCCATTCCGAATCAAAAGCTTGTGCGAAAGCAGTCATAAACACGCTCACAGAACAGCGGGATGCTGGTGGAAGTGAAGAAGAGATTGTTGCCTTGTTAGGCAATCTTGCAAGCATCTTTAAACCCAAATCTTCTGAATAAAAGGAGGGCCGAAATGTCCGATAGTACAGAAGTTCGGGAAGCTGTTGAGTCAATTGGTAAGGCATTTGAAGAGTTCAAATCCACCAATGATGAGCGACTTTCTGAAATTGAGAAGAAGGGTGCTTCTGATCCGCTAGTGAATGAAAAGCTGGAAAGGATTGAGAAGTCCCTTGATACGCTGGAAGATGTAAACCAGCGTCTTACGAAAACAGCTCTTGCATCTGATACCGTTGCAGAGCGTTTGGATGAAATGGAAGTGCAACTGAAACGCCCATCTGTTGGTCTTGAGTCAAAGGCCGTTGATGAGCGAATGAAGGCGTATGATACTTATCTACGCAAGGGCAAGGAAGCTCTTGATGAGTTTGAAGTCAAAGTGCTTACCGTTTCCAATGATACTGGCGGTGGCTATCTTGCTCCCCCTGAATATGTAGCGGAGATTACCAAAAAGGTAACGGAAATCTCCCCTGTGCGTTCAGCGGCAAGAATCCGTCAGACTTCCAACCGAAGTGTCCAGATACCAAGTCGAACCGGAACTTTTTCGGCACAATTTGTTTCAGAAGTAGGCGCAAGGACCGAAACTACTGGCCTTACCTATGGCATGGAAGAAATTGTTGCTCATGAAATGTTCGCTATGGTTGATATTTCTGAGCAAGAAGTAGAAGATTCCGCTTTTAACATGGAAGCTGAACTATCCGATGAGTTTGCAAGTCAATTTGCAAAGGCAGAAGGAACAGCTTTTGTGAATGGAACTTCAGCTGGACAGCCAGAGGGCTTTATGGTGAACGGCTCTGTGGGCGAAACCAACTCAGGCAACGGTACGGCTTTGACAGCAAACGGTCTCATTGATCTGTATTCAGCGGTCAAAACAGAGTACGCCCGAAGCGGTATCTTCATGTTCAATCGCTCCACCCTTGGCGCAATCCGTAAATTGGTAGACACAAATGGTTCATATGTCTTCCAAGCTGGGTTTAGCCTACAAGCGGGTGTTCCAAACACTATTTTGGGACAACCATATGTTGAAGCTCCTGACATGGCTGATGTTGGCGCTGGTGCTTTCCCTGTAGTCTTTGGCGACTTTAGCCGAGCCTACACGATTGTTGATCGTGTCCAGCTTGCAATCTTGCGTGATCCATTCACACAAGCAGCGGCTGGTGCAATTCGCTATCTTGCACGGCGTCGTGTCGGTGGTCAGGTCATACTTGCGGAAGCCATCCGTAAGCAAAAAGTATCTGCGTAAAGGAGGTATATGATCATGGCTATGAAAGACCTCGCTAATAATCTCACCGTGCTACAGTTGGTTGATCCGGTTGTTGTGACCTCTGATACTAACAGCACGGCGATTGACACCCAGTTTGACAATGGCGCTATGATTATTGTCAATGTGGGGGAATCAGGCGATACGTTGAGCGGTTCAGTAAAGTTCGATTACATCCTTCAGGATTCAACGGACAACTCTTCCTTCTCAGCGGTTACTGATACCAAAAGCGTCACTTACGGAACTGTTGATAGTAGTGGCATTTTTGCGACTATTGATGCAGCCGCTGAAGATGATGCCGTTCATGTCATTGGCTATGTTGGCCCCAATCGTTACGTTCGCGTAGTGATTGATGCTACAGGTTCCCACTCAAATGGCACGCCACACAGCGTGACAGGTGTTGTGGATCCAATACATAAGCCAGCCGCTGGTGGCAATGACGGATCGCCTACGGGCTAATTGTTAGGGGGGGTGGGCTTTTGTCTGCCCCCTTTAATTTCAACAGGAGTGTGAGAAATGAAGATTGTTATGAAACAATCCACTAAGGGCGCGTCCAATCCGGAAGGAACATTCACGCAAGTGTACGGTGCCGATATAGAATATTCTATGGAAGCGCCGTGGCAACAGGCAATAGCTCAAGCGTTTATTGACAATGACTTGGCAGAAGTAGTTGTTGAGAAAAAAGCAAAGCCAAAAAAGCAAGCTACAAAGAAAAAAGCTAAGTAGAGTATAATGTCAGGGGTGACTGTAAACACGGCGGAATCAGCGGATTTCATCTCTATCAATGAGATAAAGAATCAACTTCGCATCTCAAATAGTGATAGTACGCATGATACCTTGTTGGCCGTTTGTCAGTCTGCCGCGACTGAGTTAGCTAAAAACTATCTACAGCGATCTCTAATCAACAGAACTATAACGCTGTTTCTTGATAACGTCCCATACATGGATGACTATCTGCCTGATACTGAAGGTATTACTACGGGGCCATACCTTACTTTCAGGAACAGAGAAGTGCGTTTGCCGTTTTCGCCTTTAGTAAGCGTATCCCACGTTAAAACTTATGATGATGACGATACGGCAACAACGCTTGCAACTAGCAAGTATTATGTAGATACCGCCGGTGATTATGGACGGGTCATATTACGAACAGGTGAAACATGGCCTGATATGTTGCGTGTAGGTAACGCACTAGAAATTAAATATGTGGCGGGTTTTGGCAGTAGTAGTTCAGATATCCCTACAACAATAAGACAAGGCGGTTTGGTTATGGCTGCACACCTTTTTGAAAACCCTGATTTGGTTTCAAAGGGCGAAGGTGTAGCAATGATACCATCTCTGGTGTCAGCTTTGTGGAATCCTCACCGTTTGTCACGTTTTGGGGTGGGGTATGGCTAATGGCAAAAACACCATATGCCGGTAATCTGCGTCACTCGGTAAACATACAGACAAGAACCACCTCAACTGATACAGGCGGTGGATTTACCTCCAGTTTTGCTACTACACGTACTGTATTTGCAGATATAGTACCTGTTTCTGGTAATCAATCATTCTCTGATGGCACCTTACGGCATGATATTACCCATGATGTGTACATCAGATACTACTCAAACATAAATTTTGCCGCTGGCGGCGCAAAAATGCGCCTTCAATGGGATGATTCCGGCACAACCCGCACTTTTTCTATACGTTCTGTAATAAACATGGGCATGAGGGACAGATACCTTCAATTACGCTGCACAGAGGGGGGTATCAATGACAGTACGGCTTAGAGTTGTAAACAGAAAAGAGTTTGAAGATAAAATAAATCGCCAACAACGGGATGTGCTTGAAAATCTTCAAAACGCGGTGCGTGTTGCAGCAAATGAAACAAGAAATGTAGCCATAACCAGTATTTTACAGAATCCACGAAGTGGAGGAAAAGTTACACGGTATAATCCAAAGAGAACCATTAATATTTCGGCTGCGGGGGATCCGCCAGCGGGTGATACAGGTTTTCTTGCCAGCAACATACACCTTGTCATGGATAATGATGGAATGGGCGCAGATGTGGAAAGCAGGGCAGATTATTCTGCATCATTGGAGTTTGGAACTTCTAAAATGGCAGCGCGACCATTTCTTCAACCCGCATTAGAACAAGGACGCGCAAAATATAGCCGTTTGTTTTCAAAAGCAGTAAAGGATGGCATCAAATGACCGACAAACAAGATCCCCGCATGGGTGAAGGCCGTGATGTTTTCCGATCTGTAGCAGCCGCCGAGAGAAGAGCAAGGCAAATTGGCTGTACTGGAACCCATACATTACGGACCCCTGATGGCAACTATTACATGCCGTGTGAGAGCCATTCAATATACTTAAGAATTACAGAGGATGATAAATCTCTTTCAGAAGAAGAATTTTTTGAAAAAAAGCTCAGTCCACGTATGGAAAAAACGCTCAAGGGTAAAATGGATGAACATAATGAAGAACACGGTGATAAAGCGGGAAAAAGAGTAAATATGCGTATGTTACGCGCTGTATTTAGGAGAGGCGTTGGTGCGTACAGAACGAATCCTGAAAGTGTACGACGTAGTGTGATGGGTCCAGATCAATGGGCAATCGCTAGAGTAAACGCTTTTTTGTATGCGGTTAGAAATAATAGGTATAGAAGTGGTCAGTTTGATCGTGATCTTCTGCCAAAGGATCACCCATTGTACAGACCTAAAGGTAAGGAATAAATGGCCCTACATGCGTTTCCATTGCAAGAAGCACTATACAGCCGCCTAAATGGCGACTCTACGCTTGGTGCGCTTGTTACGGGCGTTTTTGATGCGGTTCCTGATGATACGGCCCTTCCAATTGTGGTTATTGGGCCAACAACAACCTCAGATGATGGATCAAAGACATTAGATGCAAGGGATTACATTTTTTCTGTTGATGTGTTTTCTGATTACAGGGGCATGAAAGAAACGAAAAATATAGCAGCAAGAATATATACTTTACTCCATGAACATGATCTTAGTGTTTCTGGGGCAAATCTGATAGACTTGCGGTGTGAATTTTCCAGCGAGGTGTTGGAGAATGATGGCGTAACCCGCCACGGTGTTATGCGCTTTCGAGCGTTCATCACAGACAGCTAGAGGAGAAAAAATATGGCTGCACAAAAGGGTCGAGCCTTACTGATGAAGATAGGAAATGCTGGTTCTCCAGAAACCTTCACTACTATCGGCGGTATGCGCTCAACATCAATTACCCTCAATGATGAGGCGGTTGATATTACAAATAAAGATTCCACCAATGATGCTAGGGTTCTTTTGGCTCAAGGTGGAATTAAGTCAATGAGTGTCGCCGGAAACGGAGTATTTACTGATTCAGCATCAGAAACCACTCTGTACGGAAAGTGGCACGCATCGACAAATGCAAACTACCAATTTTTAGTACCTGATTTGATTACGTTTACAGGGGCTTTCATGCTGGAGACTCTTGAATATGCTGGAGAGTACAACGGTGAAGTCACCTATAGTTTCTCATTTCAGAGTGCTGGCGATATTACCATAGCGACGGTGTAATATGGCTTGGGTAGGAACTGAAATCGCTGTCTCAGGCGAGACTGTGCAAGGAAGCATTAACGCTTCCGGCGATGTAACACGGATTGAAATCCCGTTCATAGAGGGTGTTTCAATTGGTGATAGTGTTAGCGCCAACGGCAGCGATTATGAAATTACGGGCATTGCTGATGTCGGTAATCGTAATGAAACGCTAATGTTGGAGGTTCAAAATGGCAAATCCGTTTCGCGGAGAGCTGCAAGTAAATCTAGGGGGTAAGACATACAAAACGCGCATGACTGTTGACGGGTGCATGCAAGCAGAGGCAGCTTGTGGCACTAGCTTGGTGCAGATCGCAACTAGACTATCAGAAGGCAATCTGACCGTCTTGGAAATAGCAAATGTTTTGACTCCCGCTTTCAAAGGTGGCGGAAATGATCTTGACCAAACTAAAGTCGCTAAAATCGTTTATGAAGCGGGTATTGCGGAAGGTATGCGAGTCTGTGGCGAAATTTTGGCAAATGTGCTTACAGCCGGTGGCTCATCTCAAGATGATGATGAAAGCACGGAAAAAAACGAAGTAGAAACGGCGAAATAGAGGAAATCCCGTGGCGTCGTTTCATAACAGTAGGGATTGGAATGATGGGCATACAACCCTCCGAGTTTTGGAATATGGGTATGCCCGAACTGATGTTAGCAATTGATGGTTTTTCTGAATTTAACGGTGGTGGTGAAGAAAAAAAGGATGGGCCACTAACCAGATCAGAATTAGTAGATATGATGGAAAGGTATCCTGACTGATGGCTACTGTTGATACATTACTCGTTCGCATTGAAGCGGACATGAGAGGTCTCAGGAGAGATCTTGCAAGTGTTCAACGACAAACCACCGCCACAACAAGGCGGATGAGTCAGGGTTTTCAAAATACACAAAAAAGCACGGTTGATCTTGGCGCTTCTCTGGGGAGGCTAAGAGGAATTCTTGCGGGGCTTGGTATAGCCGTATTTGGCAGGTCAGTTGT